GCCCTGCGCGTAACCGGCGGTCTCCTGCCCCGCCTGCGCGTAGGCCTGCTGGATCGCGCCGGGGATCCCCGCCCCGAGTTGCGCCAGGGCCTGCATCACGCCCATCCCGGCGTACTGCTGCGCCGCGCGGCGCGCGTTGTCCGCGTCGATCTGACGCTGGATCGCAGCGATTTGTGGATCGACCCCGGCAGCGGCCAGCTTGGTGGCGATCTGGAGCAGGTCAGCCCAGGAGCCGCCGCCCGCTCCCGGGGCGCTCGTGCCCGGCTGGGCCGGAGGGGCAGCAGTCCTCTTGCCGCCACCGCCCTGAGGTGACCAGCCCGGAGGCTTGGCGTTCGGGTTGAGACCGTGTGCCTTCGCGTAGGTCGGGTAGGTGGGGTCGCCCGGCTTGGGGACGAACTTCGGGTTGAAGCTCGGCCCGTAGGTCTCACGCGGATCAGGCTTGTTGGTGAACAGGGGGTTGTAGGAAGGCCCGTAGGTCTCCGGGTTCGACCCGGGAGCGTTCGCCATCAGCTGCGCGAACGTCTTCGCAGCCGTGTCCTTCGGGGGCTTCAAGAAGGCGAGATTCAGGGCCATCTAGCGGATGAAGCTCCCGATCGAGGAGGGGACGGAGGAGGGGGCTTTCTTCACTACCGTCGGCTTGTTCTTCAGCAGGTCGCTCAGCGTCGGCAGCTTCGGGACGGTCGGAGTCGCCGCAGGCTTCGTGCCCGGATAGGCCCAGGCCGGTCCGGCCGCGCCAGCGCCGGTCGGCGTCGTCTCCTTCCAGTCGCCGATGTCCACCTTGGAGTAGTCGGGGATGTAGTCGGACATCGAGTGCCCGTAGGGAGCTAGCGGCAGGTCGAAGCCCATCGTCCCAGCCGGGATCTTCCCCTCGGCAATCGCCGTCGCCGCGTCGCCGGATGTGGAGATGCTGCCGACACCCGCCTTGTACGGCTCGCCGGTCTTCGGGTCGATCCCCGCCCAGTAGCCGGTCGTCGGATCCGACCAGGGCTGGTTGATCGGCTCTCCCCAGGTCGTGTTGTCCACCGGATGCGCCGTCTGCCACTGCTGCTGCGGCGTCGGCGGGGTCGGCTTGGTATCCGTCAACCACTGCGGCGTGAACAGCTGCTGGATGCGACTGGCCGCGTCGGAGAGTGCCGTGAGGCGGTTCCCCTGCGCCGTGCGGACGGCGTTCGCCCAGTCGCGCCCGTAGCCTCCGAGCGCCGCCAGCAACGCCTGGGTGGCGTTGTACTGCGCCTCCTCCTGCGAGTTCTGGAGCGCCTGCTGGCCGCCCGTCAGCGCGCCGGAGGAGAGGATCCCCCTGGCGGCAAGCTGGGCGGAGAGATCGGTGTTCCCCTGGCCGCGCTGGCGGGTGAGGGTGGCGAGAGTCGAGTAGGGGTTCTGCTGCGCCGCAGCGATGTCGGCGGCCGTGATATCGCCGAACTGGTTGCCCCAGCTAGCGGGCGTCCCTCCGAAGCCGATGATCGCAGCCTTCGCAAGATTTGCGCGCTGGCGCGCAGCAGAAGAAGCATCCGCCACCGCCGCCGCGTTCGCGTTGATGTAGCCCGGATCGCCCTGGAGCAGGGCCGAATAGTCCGGGTACTCCCAGTGGCCCGTTTCTCCCGGCTGGAGGCCCGCCGGATCCGCCAGCTTCGGCAGGGTGAAGTTCCAGGGCACCGCCGCGCTGACGTCCGGGACCGTCCCGTACTCCTGGCTGACGCTGCCGCCCGGCGGCATCGGCGGGATCATCCAGGAGGGGAGCCAGGAGGGGGCCATCTAGGCTGGCGTCTCCAGCACGTCGGAGATCGTGCCCGCGCACGTCGGACAGCAGTAGACGTGCTGCTCCGTCGGCTGGCCGTACACCTCGGTGGTCACGAACGTCCAGCCGGTGCGGTCAGCGGGATCGAGTTCGTTTCCGGGGCACGCTGGGTTGTCGCAACTGATCGTTGTCGTCGTTTCCGTTACCACTGGCGACACTTGCTACCTCCTGTGATTGCCGCTGCTGAAGGGCCTGCTGGAGCTTGAGAATCTGGACGTGCTGCTGGCCGATGACCAGGTGTGCGTCCTGAAGCTCGTTCTGGAGCCACTGGACTTGCTGCGCGAGGTCTTGCATCGGATCGCTCATCAGGCGATTCTGACGGGCCAGGCCCGCAGGTAGGGGCTGAAGAGAGTGTTGCTACCGTTCGCGTCGAAGATCAGGTTGCTGTTCGACCCCGCGCCGACGGTCAGAGCCTTTGACCCCTGAAGCTGCGTGTGCCTGTCCCCGTAGCCCGCGTCGCGGCCGACGAAGATGTCGCCGACGGAAGAACTGTGAACGCCGATCTGGGCATACGTGCTGGCGAAGCAGTTGATGTAGTAGCAGCCGACATCGTGCATCCAGATGCCCGAGCGAGGGATGATCAGGTCAGGCCCGTAGACGGTGCCCCCTGCGCCCCCGAGCGCGCCTCCAGGATCACTGACGAGCGGAGGCCCGCCGACGAACATCCAGGGGTAGGTGGAGTCGAGATCCGGCCGGTAGACGAACTCCATCTGGTAGGAGAGCGTCCCGAAGTTCGTCACCCAGCGGTCGCAGAGCGTCGGACTGGCCGGTGGGGTCGCGCCCCAGGTGGTGTTCCCTCCGCCCCCTCCTCCGCCGGGGATCGTGACCACCGTGCGTGAGTTGGCGGCGTCGTCGGTGGCGGTGACGCCCGCGCCGACGAAGTTCATCGTCGGGCGCGCAGTCAACGTGACGCCCTCGTCCTGCATCCCCTGGTAGTTGCCGCCGCCACCGCCGCCGGTCACGGGAGTCCCGTTGACGAAGAAGCCGCCCGAGGCGTCGATCTGGCCGTTCGTCTTCAGGACGCCTGCCGACTGGCGGTAGAGGGCCGTGTCCAGGCCGGTGCCGCCCGAGCCGAACAGAAGCTGCCCGTCGTTGCGGAGGAAGGCGCGCGGGTACGTCTGCCCGTCGTAGGCCCAGAAGCCCCAGGCCCCGCTCGCGCCGTCCGCCGCGTAGCCGCCGACCACCCCGACCACGTTCTGCGCCCGCCGGTACAGGTAGGCGGTGTTGTCGATCGACGCCCCGAAGGTGATGTTGTTCCCGGCGTAGATGTTGCCGGGGACGTGCAGGTCGGGCGGGGTGGCCCAGGCCATCGGGCCTGCGCCCTCCACGTCCGTGGCGAGGTTCTTGAAGTCGAGGTTCGCGTCCGCCGTGTCCGTCAACTCCGGGTAGCGGAGGCCGTATTTGGGTGTGGTCAGCATGGGCCTCCTAGTTCGCAACTCTGAGCGGGATCAGGCTCAGCTTCGGGTTGTAGAGCGTGTTGCTGCCACCCGTCGAGAAGGCGACGTTACTGGTCGAGCCTTGCGGGCAGGTCATCGTCGCCCGTCCGGCCAACGGCACCTGCCGGTCGTTCGCGTTCAGGTCGAGCGCGACCCACACGTCTCCGGCCGACGAGTTGTGCGCGCCGATCGTCGGGGCGGTGCCGCCGAAGGCGTTGACGTAATAGCAGGTGACGTCGTGGATGTAGATGCCCGCCCGGGGGATCGAGACGGCCGGGCCGTAGACGGTGCCGCCCGCCCCTCCGATCGAGCCGCCCGGGTCGGAGACCATAGGCGGGCCGCCGATGAAGCACCACGGGTAGCTCGCGTCGAGGTCGGGCCGGTAGATGAACTCCCAGGTGATCCCGGCGCCGATCCACATCAGCCAGCGGTCGCCGTTCGCCGGGGCAGCGGGCGGTGTCCCGCCGGTCGCGGGCGGGTTCGTGCTCCCACCGGCGCTGACCGGCCAGGTCTTCCACCACGCCGACCAGGTGCCGCCGTTGTTGTAGCGCTCGTACTTCTCGTCCGAGGCGTGACGCCAGAACGTCTGCCGGTTCGCGGCGGTGTAGGTGATGTTCGCCACCATCAGCGCGCCGTAGTCGTTGACGGGCGCGTTCGCGTAACCGGGTGAAATTGAGTACCAGCCGTTGTTGAGCGCGTTGTTGAGGTCGCCCCCCGAGGGCGCGGGGCCAACCGCTTGTAGGCTGGGTCGGTAGGTCGCGTCGCTCAGTCCGCCTTGCGCGTCGAACACTCCGGCAGTGACGGACAGCACACCGGCCGCGGTCCGCGCGAGTGCAACGTCCGCTCCTGCGTTGCCTGGACCCCAGAACATGTAGCCGTCTGCGCGCACGTACCACCGGACCTGCGCGTCACCGGACACGCTCGTCATCAGCGAGGTCGTGGTCGGGTCCGCGTAGACGTACTGCCAGGTCGAGTTGCACTGGAAGCTCTTGGCGCCCTGGCGGTAGATCCAACTGTCGCCGCCCATCGTGATCCTCGACGTGGCCGGGAACATCTCGAAGAGGCCGTCGCCGTGGAAGTCGTACACCCACGCGCTGATGTAGAGCGAGATCGCGTCCGCCGCGTGGCTGCCGCCGCCGACGAACTTGCCCGCGCCGCCGTCGAGCCAGATCCCGTCGTTGCAGAACATACGTCCGGCTGCGGTGATCTGACCACCGGACGCGATCACGCTCGCCGTGAAACCACCGTCCGTCTTCAACTGATTGGCAGCCGAGCGGTAGAGGTTGGTGTCGTAGTTCGCGTCACCGGTGCCTAGCTGGAGTCCGTTGACGTAGGCGTAGACGCCGCCGCGCCCAAGCTGGATAGGCCGCCAAGCGACACCTCCCGAGAGCGAGGCGATCACCAGCCGGTTGTTTGTCGCGTCGTATGCCATCGAGCTATACGTCTGCGGCGAGGCTGCTGAGGCGACGTCGAATCCGATCCCGGTCAGGACGTTCGGCGCCCCGGCTGGCTGGACGCCGAACACCGCGTCGGTCAGCTTGAGGAAGTTCGCCGCGGCACGCCAGAGCGAGAACTCCCACGGGTTGCCGAAACGCACGCCGATCTGCTGGTACAGGAACCCGTCCGGGGCGACGATTGTTGACCAGGCGCCAGAGTTGTACCCGGCCCAGAACTGACCGCTGACGGCCAGGCCGCCGTCCGTGTTCAACTGGCCCGCCGCGCCTCGATACAAGTTGGTGTCGCCGCCCAGGGTCAGACCGTTCGCGGGGCTGCCGAGCAGGATTCCGGCTGCCCACTGGGTTGCGTAGTCGGTCGCGGAAGCTTTGATCAGCGGCTGGTACTGCGCCCCACCAGCAACAACGCCGGGGCCAGCCGGGCCGGTCGCACCGCCGGGGCCTGTGGCGCCGGTTGGTCCTTGCGGGCCGGTCGCCCCGGTCGCTCCCGTGTCGCCCTTCGGTCCCTGCGCTCCCGTCGAACCGGCAGGCCCCTGCGCGCCCTGAGCGCCCTGAGGCCCCTGCGCGCCCGGCGGCCCCTCGATCGCCAGGTCGGCCCAGCCCGTCGAGGTCTTGAGGCGGATCGCGCGCGGCGGGTCGATCACGGTCAAACCAGGTCACCCCAGACGAGCGGCGCTGCGCCGACGGCGACCGGCGGCGGGTCGGAGGTGATCCAGATCGCGCCCAGCGGCGCACCGATCGGCTCCGCCGCCTGTTCGTAGACGGCCATCACGCCCGCCGGACCCGGAGGGCCTTGTGCGCCGGTCGCTCCTGCTGGCCCGGTCGGACCCGTTGCTCCCGTGGGTCCCGGTGGCCCCTGCGGGCCTGTCGGGCCGGGAGGGCCGACCGGGCCAGTGGCGTTGCCGAGCGCCATCCTGCCAAGGATCGGCGGGTCGGCTTCAAGGTCTTTACGGAGCGCGGTCTTCCACTCGCCCGGCACCTCCATGTAGTCGGAGAACATCCGGTGCAGGCTGTTCCGCTCACGATCGGTGAGGGGGGTCGGGGCCTCGTCGTAGGTGACGACGCTCACGTCTTCGAAGCCTCCTCCGGGAAGGCGCGCAGGGAGATGTCGTACAGGCGCGTGTCGCGTGTCGGCAGCAGCTGCGTCAGCCTGACCGCGAAACCCTCCATCCGGCGGCGGACGTACATCTTCCGGCGCGCGTACTTGTCCGGATCGACGGCGGTGGTGTGGAACTGGCCGAGGTTGCGGTCGGGGGAGATCGGTGTGGGGACATAGTCGGCCTGGATCACCTCCACGTCGTCGTCGCGGTCGGCGACGTAGGAGAGGTGCATGTCGATAATCCGCTTGAAGCCCGGCTTCTTCGTCAACCGGCTCCAGCCGGTGGCGATCACCGGCAGCACCGCATCTCCGTTCCCGTCGATCTGGAGCTTGGAGACGTCCGGGTCGAAGACGTTCGTCATGTCCGTTACCTGCTTGGTGATCGCGTGGGTGCCGAACAGCTTCTCCGCACTGCCGATTGAGAAAGCGAAGCAGGTCGAGTCGATGTTCCCGAAGGTGAACGCGCGCCGCTGCTGAAGGTCGATCACGAACGTGACCGGCTTGAGCGGAGGCTGGCGAACCGTGACCACGTAGTAGTCGCGGTGGACAGCGCCGGAGATCGTGTCCGGGAGGCCGCGCTGGAAGGTCTGGTGCCAGAGGTTCTGGATCCCGGCCTGGTAGGCGAGGTTCTTCACCAGCGCGCCGTCGGTGAGGAAGATCCCGCGCGAGTCGCAGAAGAGAACGTTGTCGTTCCAGGGCGCGATCGAGCGCGCGTCGTAGCAGCCCGCGCGGTCGAAGAGGACGTCCTGGTTCATGTCGCCGGTCACCAGGTCGGGACTGGCAGCGGAGTCGGGAGGGGTCGTGCCACGCAAACGCTCGACCGAGGAGTCGTGGAAAGCGAGCACCTGGGTGCGCTGCGCCGCCAGGCCGGTGACCGGATAGTTGGTGTTGAAGATCGAGTCGATGTCCCAGGGCTGATCAGGCTGCCCGGGCTTGGAAAAGGCGACTTGCTGCGGCTGAGCGACCGTGTTCGCCAGGACAAGCCTGTCCTTCCAGACGGTCGCATAGCGGCCGTAGGCCCCGTTCGGGGAGTTGATCGCAGGCCCGTCAGTGAAGACGTACTGCGTCCCGTCCCAGACGACGTACTTGGCGACCGTCACCCCGTCGGCAGCAGGGACGATCACTCTGTTGCGATGGAAGACCGGGTTCTGCAAGGTCGCCGGGATCGCGCCGACCGTCTTCGCCCCGTTCGCGTCCACGGGGACTTCGCTCAGGGTCGCCGCGTTCGCCACCAGCAGCTTCGGGCCGCGAAGGTAGGGCGCGTAGATCATGCCGTCGGGCCGTGAGGGGAGGGCCGGTGACTGATAGACCCACGCGCCCCTCTGACGGGCACCGGCCTGGGCGGTGACCGGCACCCAATCGACCAACTCCCAGACCGATCCCGGCGGGAGCCTGTCGCGGCCGATGTCCGAGTAGACGCCCCTGATGTCGGTCAGCAGAGGGACGAGGTCGGCCATCAGCCCATCCAGTAGGAAGGGTCGGTGTCGGAGGCGAGAACCTCGCGGCGGCGCCTGACCAGCACCGCCCCGCCCCGCAGGCTCGCCTTCGTCCTGATCTGGGCCAGGTTGGATCCAGGATCCCCGGTACCGAGCTTGCCCTCGTAGAGGACGCGGTAGCGCTCGCCGCGCCCCGCTCCGGCGTCTCCTTCCGCATCCGCCATGTGCCAGCAGATGTAGTTGAGGATCGCCCGGTGAAAGACGGCGGGGATGTGCCCGAACTGCGGCAGGGAGGGATCGTCGTCGTCGTTCATCATCGGAGTCGGGAGGGGCGTGTACCAGAACTCGATCTCCTCCCCCGCGCCTGCGATCGGGGAGCCGAACTTGACTCTGTTGTGGCCGGGGAAGCAGACGCCGTCAGGGAGAAGCTCCTCGCGCGCCATCTCGGTCAGCAGGTTGCCGTTCCGTCTGACGCCGTGGAAGCGGAGCACCGTCTCATCGATCTCGTACTCGTCCTCGCCGCCGGTCAGCTGCGCCACGGCCGAGCGGATGTTGATCCTGGTGCGCGCGAGCAGGTCCTGCACTGCCTCGTTCGCCAACTCCTCCATCAGCGCGGTCTCGTCTAGCTGGTCGTCGTCTGTGCCGAGCGCGACGCCGAGGATGCGCGAGACGCGCGTCTTCATCTGGCCGCGATTCACGCCGCCACCAGGGTGATGTCGTCCGGGGCGACACCGACCAGGCCCGATCCGGTGTCGCTGAGGACGATCGACCAGAGGCCCCATTTCACCTTCACGTCGCTCCAGGTCAGAGCCTCCTGCTTCACCTCCGACCAGACCCGCTGATGGGTGCGGACGATGTTGTCCGGAGGGGTAGGGGTGAAGCTAGTCGCCACGGATCGTCTCGGTCGGGAACTTGACGGAGGGAGGGAGGATGACCCCGGTGCGCTCCTCGTAGGCGTCCATCTCGCGCATCCGCTCCACCTCGTCGGCGAGCTTGACCCGCGAGCCGATGTGGACCTCCTTCAGCGAGCCGTACTTGTTCGCCAGGTCGAGCAACTGCCGCTCGCGCATCGTGTAGCGGCAGAGGCTGCACATCTGCGGGAAGGGCCGCTCCTGCGGCTCCAGGCAGTTCATGCAGATGTAGCCCTGCTTCATCCGCACGATCGTCTCCTCGTCCACCGCGATGTTCGCCTGGATCATCAGGTCGCCCGAAGGCATCGAGACAAGCGTGTCGCCTTCGACACAGTCGAGGATCGTGGCTGGCTTCTTCCAGCGCTCGCTCACGCGGGCACGATCTCCGCGCCGACCAGGAGCGCGTCCTGCTCCGAGATCTTCGCCTCCAGCGCTTCGATCAGCACCGGGCGGCGAGCGTTCTGGCGTTCGAACGCGAGCACCTGACGGTAGTCGTGGCCGTCCTCCTCGATCTTGGCGAACAGCTGGTCGAGGGTGCCCTGGAAGTCCATGTAGCGCGGCCAGGGCGGCGGCTCCTTCGCAGCCTCGTGAAGGCGGAAGTCGTCGTGGCCCTGCGACTCGTCCAGCAGCCGCCTCTCGACGTAGTCCTGGAAGTCCCACTCCTCGCCGCGCGCGTCCACGTGTACGCGACCGCGCCAGTGGTTCCGCACCGCCTCCTCAGTCGTGTCGAAGACCGAGACCCGCTCGATCGTCGGCACGGGCGTCACCTCGTCCTGAAGCGTCTGCTTGCCGTGCAGGGCGAACGTCCGCTCCACGAAGGAGACATCGGCGTCGGTGACCTCGTTCTGGTTGAAGTGGGCCATGAACCCCTCCTGGTCGATGATCCGGTCACCGAAGTTGGAGAAGTGCGCCCGCTCGGGAATGATCGAGATCTTGAAGCGGGCGATGTGGCTGACAAAACGCATGGTTCTCCTTTGGTGGTCGGGGCGGTGACATGCGGCTCGGCCACCGCCCCGAACTTCGATCAGGTGATTCCGAAGATGATCCCGTGGCTTGCCTCGTTGCGGATCTCCCACGTGCATTCGGTCAGCCACTCCTCGCTGACACGATCCCCGCCGGGAAGCTGGCGGTTGGTCAGAAGCCGCGGCGAGGCGCCGGACAGGTTCCGGTACATGACCCGGCTCATGTCCACGACGAACAGCCAGCCGCCGTACTGCTTGAGCGTGGTCGGGAAGTCGTTCCAGTCCTTCTTGACCACGATCCCGATCTCCGTGCCGTAGACGCCGGACATGAAGGCGTCCACCTTCAGGCCCGCGACGTTCTGCGGCTCGGCACGCCAAGCAGTGCCCTGGCCTCCACGGTTGAACTTGCTGATCTCCTGCGCGGGCAGCGGCGCCGTGAAGATGACCACGTTGTCCGAGGCGTGCTGGAGGGAGGCGCGGAGGAAAGTGTCCAGCGCGTCCACCGTGATCGGCCCTGCGGAGTCGAGCCGGTTCGTGACGATGAACTCGGACAGGCCTCCGGCGAAGCCGACCGGCTCGCCCGTGTTCGGGTCCGTCTTCAGGTCGCGGGCACCCCAGAAGCCGGAGTACTCGATCGCCCGCTTCTGCTCGACGCCCTTCAGCGCCGACTCCTGATCCGGCTCCGACTGGCCGTAGTAGTCCACCGCCCGTGCCGTGCGCGAGAAGGTCGCGCCGTGGCGGAAGATCTGGGTGTAGTTGTAGCCCAGCACCCCCGTCAGCACGAGCGTGTCGGGGAAGTCGGCGCCCTGCGGGGAGGCGTTGGACGCGATCAGCAGCGTGTCGCCGATGTTGCCCGCCTGCCCTGCCTTGACGCCGATGTTGCGGACGACGGTGAGCGTGTCGCCCGAGACGGAGGTGACGTAGAAAGCGTCGCCCCCGGCCATGTTGCGAAGAACGTCCCCCTTGCGGACACGGTTGCCGTGACCGGCGTTCAGGACGACCGACGTGGCGACGTTCGTGTACGCGGTGAGGACGGTGGCGAGGCGGGGAAAGTAGTCCTTCTCCCGCCAGTTGATCTTCTCCCGGGTCGCCGTCCCCGACTGAGCCTTCATCGTGAAGGTCGAGAACTGCGTCCGGTCCTCGTCGGCCATCGAGATCTCTTCGCGCATGTCGATGACCAGCGAGTCCTGAAGGACTTCCGTCGTGGAGACGGTGCCCTTCTGGATCGTGCTCATAGGGACTCCTTTCAGACCGAGACTGCGAACTCAGTTGTCTCCGCTGAAGGAGGGGGTGCAGCTACTCCGTCGGGAGTAAGGGCTGGCCCAGCTTCGCTCGGATCGCGTTCTTCTTCGCGCGGACGGCTAGCTCGGCCTCGGAGAGAGGGGTGCGAGTGCCGGTGGCCTCGGAGGAAGACACGGTTGCCGAGACTTTAGCGGCATCGGAGGCCGCTTTTCTACGGCCGCGCTCAGCCGCCTGAGCCTTGCGCCGCTGCGGAGTGGTGGTCTGGGAAGCGACCGAGTAGAGGTACTCCAGCACGTGGACCTTGCCCTGGAAGCCCTTCTCGCGGGCCGTGTCCTCCAGCCACTGCTTCTGGTCGTCATCGAGAACGCCGTTCTCCTCCAGCACCAGGCGATCCATCTCCCGCTCCATCTCCTCGTAGTCGGGATGCCTGGAAGCCAGGGTCGCACGCGCCCGAACGGCTTCGTTCTCGGTCTCCTGGGCCTGCCGATCTCGTAAGAGCGGCGCGACGGCCTGGAGGGCAAGCTGCGTGGCGAGATGGCGAGTGGCGGCGTTGTTGAAGGCGAGCGCCTGACCGCGCTGATCTGGGTCGTCCATCCAGTGCGCGATGTAGATGTCGAGGGCGCGCTCGCCCCCGTTGGGGGCGTTGAGCGCGGCCATCGCTCCCTGCTCGGCGGCGCCGTTGGCGACGGCCTCGGCCGCCCATTCGCTCCAGGCCTGCGGATCGAAGCCCTGCTCTTCCCCCTGCGCCTGCTGCTCCTGCTGCTGGTCCCGCTCTGCCCGCTCACGGTAGAGACGGTCGATCGTCGCGTCCTTCTCCGCGTGGCCCCGTTCCGCCTCCTCGCGTGTCTTGTAGCGGGCGAGGTAAAAGTCCTCCTGCCGCTCCTCCTGCTCCGGCTCCTCTGGCTCAACCGGCTCCGACTCCGGCTCCTCCTCGGGAACTTCCTCAATCGGCTCGTCCGGACCCGGCGGAGAGAGCAGCCCGGCGTCCTGCATCGCCTGCTCGCGCTTGGCGCGGATCCGTAGCTCCAGCTGCGGGACGTTCAGTCCCTCTTCGCCGACCTCCTCGTAGGCCTCGTCCGGCAGGTCGGCCAGGTTCGGATCCTCTATCTCACTACCCATGCGCTCCACCCATCCTCGATCTCCTCGTCTTCAAGTTCGACCTCTCCGTTTCGCTTCCGCTCGGCCCCCTTGGGGATGGCGATCGCGTAGCGCATCCCGCGCAGGAACCCCTTCAACTCGACCGTCTTCTCGGCGATGTCAGGCGGCGGCTCGTCCGACATCAGGATCGACCAGTGCGTCTCCGACAGCTGCTTCTCCTTCCTCAAGAGCGTCTCCTCCAGCAGCTGGAATCCCTCCTGCTTGAGCAGCCCGGAGAGCAGTTCGGCCCGGTGGCGCAGGATCCGTTCCGACTCCTCGTTCATGCAGACCTACCCGCGCCCGTGCGCGCCAGCGCCTGCTGCATCGGCGCCGAAGCCGACATGCTGACCGGAGAGGAGGGGGAGGTCGGCCCGGCGGCCAGGGAAGGATTCGTGATCCCTTGCGGCGCCGTGCCGTTGCCGTTACTCGGCGCCATGATCTGCGGCGGCGTCGGCGGGACGGCACCGGACTGCCCCGACTGCCCGGCCCCCTGCGGCGCCTGAAGCTGCGGCGCGGGCGTGTCGGAGAAGTAGGTCGCCTTGTCGGTGATGCTGTAGGAGTCGAGCAGCTTCTCCCAGAAGCGGCGCAAGTTCAGCGGCTGACCGGCCTGGGCCATGATGATCGCCGACTGCACCGCCATCGTCACCAGCGCCTGACTCTCGGCGCGGCGCTCCTGGCGCAGCATCGACTCTCCGGTGACGTCCAACTCCACGTCGTAGATCCCCTGGATGTCCAACGGGCTGACCTCCAGGTAACGGCGCGTGTTGTCCGCGCCGAGAATCTCGACCAGCTTGTTCTCGCGCAGGAATTGCTGGTCGAGTTCCAGGAACATCTGCCCGATCTTCCCGAACGCCCGCTGGTACTGGGACTTGCGCCGGGCGAGGATCGCCTGGGCGATGTTGGTCACGATCGAGACGCCGGTCGCCGTGTCGGTCGGCAGCGTCTGCGACTGCGCGCCCCCGGTGAAGGGAAGACCGCCCATCACGTTCTGGATATCGCCGCGGAGCAGGCCCTCCGCCTGGAGCGTGGAGGCCGCGGCTGCGGCGACAGCCGACATGTCCATGACCTTGACCGCGTTCGGGTCGGGGACGATCCACTGCGCCTCCGGTGCCCACTCGTACTGCTCCGGGTCATCGACATCGCCGCGGATCATCGTGATCACGTTGGCCGCGATCCTGGTCGCGTCGAGGCGCAGGTTGGTCAGCGTCCAGAGCATCTCCTGCATCTGCGCCAGTCCCTCGATCACGCTCACGCCGGGGATCTGGAACAGGTCGGGGATCGCCGAGCAGATCACGAACGGCTTGCGCCCGTGCGTGAAGGGGTTGAAGTCGTTGCGGAGCAGCACGGAGCCGTTCGCAACCGTGACCACCTTGTCGTCCGTCCAAAGCTCAACGATCTCGACCAGGCCGCGCGTGCGGTCGATGTTCCGTAGCCGCCGCTCGCGCTCCATCACCGGGTCGGTGGTCTGCGGCGTCTCGTCCATGTGCGTCTCTCTGACGTACTTGACGTTCTTGTAGACGCCGAGCGCCTCCAGCTTCTCCAGCGTGTCGTAGGTGACGTAGGTGCGGTCGATCACCCAGGGAGCCGTGTCGATCGAGGTCGCCGACTCCGGGTACATGAAGTCGCGCACGTCCCTGACCTCCAGGGTCGGGTCGTCGCGGAGCAGGACGAGGTCGGTCGTCTCCTCCAGCGAGTTGGCGATGTCGATCGTGCCGCCCGTCTCGTCGTACATCAGCGCGGGAGTCTCGTCCAGGTAGTGGTGCGAGACCTCCTTCTTCAGCCAGAAGACCTTCCCGACCGTGAACCCGGCGATCAGGTCCTGGTGGGAGAAGGGGCCTGCCTTCTCCGCGAACTGATCGACCCGCATCTGGTGAGTGAGCAGGTAGGAGGCGATATCGGCGCCGTCGGCAGCCATCATCGCCTCGGCGGCGGTCATCTCCGGGAGCGCCCTCGGGGTGACCGTCCAGAGCGGGTTCTCCTCCTCCAGCGAGGAGAGCATCCCTTCCACGATGTTGATCAGGTAGGGAGGATGCTGTTGAGAGCGCCAGCCCGGAGGCTTGCTGCTCCCCGAGGGGAGCATCCCCCGCCAGGCCTCGTAGCGCTTCTCGACCTTGCGAGCGAAGGCGTTGTGCCAGCGCCGGGCTTCATCGACGCAACGAATGACCTCTTCGATCGCCGCCTTGTCCTTCTGCGGCGGGTTGTAGGAAGGGGGCGTCTTCGCCATCAGTAGCCGCCCTGGCCGCCTCCACCGCCCCCGCCGCCGCCGTTGCCGCCGTTGCCAGGAGACAGTGCGCCACCGGCAGCGCCGCTGAGGGCCTTGCGAGCAGCCGGGCTGCCTCCGGAGAGTTGGTCGGACATCTTCTCGTTCGACGCCTTCAGCTGCTGCGCCATCGTGGACATTTTCTCGGCGATCAGCTTGTCCTGCTCGCTGAGAGTGCCGATCGACATGTAGTCGTCAATCGCGCTGAGGACGTTGTCGAGCGCCTCCGGCTCCGACAGCTGCTGGCTCTGGTCGGGCGGGCCGCCCTGGTCGGCGGCGAACTGGCCGGACTGATCGGGCGGAAGGCCCTGGTCGGGCGGGAGACCGGATTGATCGGGCGGCATCCCAGACTGGTCGGGCGGCGGCCCCGCGGCGCCCAGCAGGGCGGCGAGACCCGGAGGAGGAGGGCCAGGAGGGCCGACGGGAGGGGCGAGACCCCCGGGTGCAGCACGTCCTGCGATCAGATCCATCGCCATCGTTGCCTCCTTAGGCTCGGACTTCGTGCGCGTACATCGACTCTCTCCAGCGCTGTCTCTGCGGCTTGCGGCGGCGCTTGCGTTCGTGGTGACCATACAGTCGGTACATCTCAAGCGAAACCCCGGCGGCCATCACGCGGTCGTCGTTGCAGCCGTCGAGGGCGCGCGGCGAGGGTCGCGTTTCCCGCTTGGAAAACGTCCGTAGCTCCGAGTCGAGTTCGGGGCTGATCCAGGGGCAAAGCTCGTCCCGGATCCATTCCTCCAGCTGCGCGATCACCAGCGGCCTGGTGGACTGGTTCATCGGGAAGCCGTAGCCCTCACGGTCGTCCGGGTTGGTCGTCTCTTCGAAACCGATTCGGTGCCGGTACATCTTCGCGTAGGGCGTGCGGCCCTTGATCACCGTCCGCATCGAGACGACCGTCGTGCGCCCGTAGCCGCCCTGCGTCTCAACCGCGACCAGCGCGTCGTGGTAGCGGCGCCCCATGAAGTACAGCTGCACGCCAAACAGGTCCTCCTCGATCTTGCCGTGGAACTCGGCCACCCACCTGCCGTTCGTCAGGTCGATCACGAAGGCGGCCGAGAAGTCGTCCCCGGAGCCGGTGGCGACGTCCGCGGCGATCGCGTAGCCGTGCCCGTCCTTCGGCTCCTCGTAGACCCGCCAGAAGCCGTGCTTGCTCCGCTTGACCGTGGCGAAGCCCGGCTTGTCGAGGAAGTCCATCCGGTAGAGGAACTTGCGCTTCTCCTTCCGCCAGCGCTGCTGGTACTCGTTCAGCTTCTCCAGGTCGAACCAGCAGCGGCCGGAGGAGATGAAGCCCTCCTCGGGGCTGCGCGGGTACATCTCGGCCCGGTCGCTCGGGGGGAGCCTGCGCGCCCGGGTCTCGTACCAGGTCTGGTCGCGGTCGGGGTGGGTGAAGACGCTGAAGAAGCGCTTGTCGATCCCCATCGAGTCGGAGTTGACCCAGAGGTAGTGGAAGAAGTTCCCCTGCGCCTCCCCCTCGGTGTCCTCGGAGGAGACACCGTTGGCGGTCGAGATGATGATCGCCCTGCCGCCGCCGTCGATGATCGGGAAGGCCGCCTTCCAGGACTCGCGCGCGAAGTCCTGCCGCGCGAACTCGTCCAGAATCACCAGCGCCGCCGTCTCGCCGTGGCCCGCCTTGGGCGTGGAGGGGAGGGCGAGGATGGAGGAGCGCTTGTTGGTGGTGGGGTCGAGCCACTCGATCTCCTGCGAGGGAGCGCCTCCGCGCGAAGGCTTGATCAGCTGCACGTGCTCGCGGAGGTGCTCGGGCAGGGAGAGGTACATCCCCCAGACGCGGGCGATCACCTTCTGCGCCTCCTCCAGGTTGATCGAGATGATCAGCACCCTGGTGCCGGGCCGGTAGAGCGCCAGCCAGAGGCCGTAGCCCGCCGCGAGCCAGGTGACGCCGATCTGACGGGCCTTGTACTCCAGGCTCACCTCCTGCGCCTGCCAGTCGTCCAGGACCTGGCGGTGCCAGAACCACTTGCCCGGCTCCCCCCCCAAGCTGATCGAGCGACGCTCCTCCTCGGTCAGGAGGTCGAAGTCGAACTCCTCGCCGGTCTTCGCATCGACGCAGTGCATGAACTGCATCAGGAAGGCCGCGTGCTCCTTCGCACGCCTCCGGCGTAGGAAACGGAGGGCGCGGATCCGCTCGGCCTCCTCGTAGATCGCCGGGGCTGCGGTCGTCATCCGATCCGATTATGCTCTGCCGATCTTGACAACGAGGGCCGCGTCGCTGGTGTGAGCGGCCCGCCGTAGCAAGGAGGACACCCGTGTGAAAGCCCTCGCCGCCTTGGCGGGCGCGCTCGCGTTCCTACTCGCTCCCCAGCAAGCAGGATCTGGAACATACAGCGCACCGGCCTCAGTTCACCAAGCGATCGTCTACTGGTTCGGCTCGCACTGGCAGGAGGCCGAGACGGTGGCCTGGTGCGAGTCACGCTGGAACGTCTACGCCCACAACGGCCAGTACCTGGGCCTGTTCCAGATGGGCAGTTTGGAGCGTGCCCGCTACGGACACTCCTGGACGGCCTGGGGCCAGGCGAGAGCCGCCTCCCGCTACTGGCGCACTGCGGGCTGGAGGCCGTGGGCCTGCCGTCCGTAGCCCGTTTTCACGTGGAAAGGGGCGCGGCCCTCCACTAAGCCGCGCCCCGATCGAGCCTAACGCCCGAACTGCCCCCGCTCGACAAACCTGTCCGCCGCGGCGGGGCCGAGCGAGTGGTAGAGCGCCCGCACGAAGTTCGGGTACGACCATGACTGCCCCACGGAATTCGGCGGCAAGCCGAGGGCCTTGCTCAGCCCCGGCAGCGAGTAGTTCGAATAGGCGTCTGCGCCAGCTTCGAAGCGGCGACGCGGAAACACGCGCGGCTGGTTCGTGTGTGCGTACTCGTGCGCCAGCACCCGCAGCCCCTCTCCTCGCCCCGGGCTGCGAGACCAGTCAGGCCCCATCATCGCCAGAGGCCCCCGACGCAGGTCCTGCACCACCTTCGGGGACAGGTAGACGCTGCGATTCGCCCAGGGCTGAAAGCCGGAGTTGAACGGCCCCATGTCCTGCATGTAGACCGGCGGCGGCGTGCCGCGAAGATGGAGCGCCCGCCAGACGTTCGCCAGCACAGGGTCATGCAGACGAACAGGCGCCGAAGGAGGGCCGATCGTGAAGTCGGCCTTCTTCCCCTTCGGCAGAGGCGGGACTCGCGCCAACTAGTTGCCCCAGCCGTTGAAGACGGCGATCACCACGCAGACGGCGATCACTGCCAGTGCGATGTCTCCGAGCGAGACGACGCGGTTCATTTCGTCCTCCTCGTCCTCCGTTTACGCTTGCCGTGCTTCAACGTTCCCGCCGCTGCCGCGTTACTGATCGCCGCGGCCGAACTCTTCGACAGCCCCTTCTGCCGCAAGTCCTCGTACATGGCGGGCTTCTTGATCGAGGCGTACTTCTTGCCGGGCATCAGCGCTTCCCCTTGTAAGGCTTGCCGGTGCGCTTGGAGATCTCAGCCTCCAGCCTCGCCTCGGCGGCCGTCTTGCGCTTCGTCTTCTCCAGCGCCGCTTCGCGCTTCTTCAGGGTCGCGGTCGAGACCTTCTTCTTGCTGCCGCCCTTCCCGAACGGAGGCGCCTGCTTGCCGCCGAAGTTGCTGGTCTTTCCGGCCATCACTTCACCCTCTTCAGACGCGGGTTCGCCTTCTTCGCCTTCGCCGAGGCCTTGCGTGTCGAGGCGGCCAGGATCGCCCCGGCCCGGGCCTGCGATACGCCCTGCTGCTTGGCGATCTTCGACTGGACACTCTTGAAGCCGGGATGCTTCTTCGCCATCTGCTCCTCCTTAGTCCTTGAGGCAGGTCGCTATCTGCTGCTGGTGCCCGCCCGGCGCGTTGAAGACGACGGCCCCGAACGTGTACCCGTCCGGGCAGGACTCCGCCCCCGGACTCCCCGGCGGCCCCTGTGGCCCGGTCGCTCCGGTCGCAACATCGATCGTCACCGTCCGCTGCGGCGCCTGCGTCCCCACCCCGATCGCCGTCGCAGCCAGGAAACCCGACGCTCCGGCCAGCGCCAAGCCGGAGAGAAGCCAGACGAGCAGCCGGTTCACGGGTGCTTACGCCCCTCACGAATCCCATCCTGGTACGCCTTCATCCGCTTGTCACAGTCGTCCAGAGCGCGCTGGCGTGCGCCGCGCACGTAGCGGATCGAGGCCAGGGCGCTGCCGATGCCCGAGAGGAGCGCGCCGAGAGCGGCGATCCGTTCAGGACTCACGCTCCCAACCCGGGAAGGGCTTCTTCGGATGCTGCCCCGAGCGCGCCCACGGCTCGGACGGCTCCTCCTCGGGGTCTTCGCGCGGCTCCGGCCAGACGACTCGTTCCGGCTCTTGGCCCTCCTCCTTCTCCAGCAGCCGTTCCATCCGCTCGTCCATCCCCGTTCTAGAACCCCTTAGCCATCTCCAGAACCTTGTCGATCGGAAAGTTGCCGCCACAGTCCCAGTGCCCCCCTCCCCATCCCCCCAGATCGACGTGCTGGCAGACACCGCGGCCCGAACCCTGAGCCTGGGTGCTCGTCAGCTTGACGATCGGGATCGAGAAAGCGTCCGATTCCTCCGCGATCCAACGAGCCGTATTCTCCAGCATCTGGGGATGCTGATTCCATTCCGACGCAGACCAGCTGGCAAAGCCGCACAGTTCGGCCTGGACGGCGACAGGGTTGGCGTTGGCGGCAGTCCAGGCCTTGGAAGCACGCTGTACGTATTCACCGACCACACCGGCCTGGTCGTCTATGCCCACGTGGGAACTGGCGTCAACGGAGGGGTTGGCGAAGTAGTTCCCAAGCTCGGCGATCGTCCGCGCTCCCTCCGCAGTGTGCAGGACGATCAGCCTGACGCTGACCCCGCCCCGTCCTGAGTAGTTGGGGGAGGGGAAGGCCTTGCGGGTCAGCTTCCCGGCCGGGGTCTCCGTCGCCGCCTGCTTGAGCAGGTCGATCGCCGTCGCGTCGAAAGCAGGCTCCCCGGCGTGCGGGAGGCCAACCGGGATGGTCGCGTAGGCGAGCGCGTTGTAGGTCGTCTCCCCCATCCAACCGGTGTCCTCGATTCCTTGCTGGCGCTGGAACCCGGCCATGCCGGAGTTGCCGACGACGGAGGAGGGATCGCCGAGTGCGAAGCGGTCGGAGTAGGAGTCATCGAAGCTCTGCCAGGGCCAGCGTCCGAGGCGCGAGACCGCGCGCTTGACCGCCTCCACGTCCGGGCCGTCGGAGGAGGGGGTCTTGCCCTTGTTCTTCGCCGAGGGCGGGTAGAGAGCGCGGATGAAAGGAGGTAGCCCTTTCGGCGGTGGAGCGCCGGGGTATGGCTCCTGCCACCAAGAGGGCATGGAGGGAGCCTACGTCAGATCCTGCGCGAGTCCAGCTTCTCGATCGGGAACAGCCCCAGATCGGTCGCCATCTCCACCGTCACCTCCGCGCGTGACCAGGAGGCGTAGCGTTTCTCCACAACCTTCTGCACAACTTGTGCGTCGTCACGCCAGACGATCCCGGTGCAGGCGTCCATCACCGCGCGCGACAGCTTGTCCACGTCCGGCTTCACCGCGGGCCACCTCGGCGCGGACGGCTTCAGCTTCATCGCGTTCCTGCCGGTGCCGAAGTGCGACTTGGGCCGGACGAAGTAGAACTCGATGAAGACGCGCAGGGGGCCGTGATAGAGGTCTGCCCCGTCCCCCATCGCCTGCGCTGCCGCGTCCGCAACAAGCGCCTTCCAGGGGCGGGAGTTTTTCGCGTCGTCGGTGATGATCACCCTGCCGGTCTTACTCACGAAGCCTCGCTTGCTCCCGGCGGGCTGGGGGGCGCCGTTGACGGTGAACCTCATCGCCTCTCCCACCACTCGATCTCCCAGCCGCTGAACTCCGGCTTCAGCGAGCGGTACTCGGTGATCTTCACGTCCTTCTGCCCGGAGGCCTTCTCGACCAGCTTCCAGTCGGTCGTCCACTTGACGCGGCGGCCGTTCTTCCAGCGCGTGCAGCGCTCAGGGGGCCAGGCGCTCATTCAGCCGTCTCGCCAGCGCGCGCGCGTTCGCCTCGCACTGGACGGAGGTGGGGCCTCCGGAGCGAGGACGGAAGATCCCCATGTCGGCGTACTGGTGCAGCGAGTCGCAGACGAACCAGACGGTGGAAGGCCTGGAGCCTGCGGAGGACATGGTCGGGTCCTTCTGCGAGATCGAGTAGCCGTCGATCGAGTGGACGGTGAAGCGCTCGCTCATCGCTCCGTCAGGCCGCAGACCGGGCAGGCCTGGCCGCGCGGAAGCTGCCAGTGCAAAGCCTCGTCGGGGCATTTACCGACCAGGTCGGGGGCTTCTGGCAGGTCGTCCCACTTCTCCGACCAGTCCTGCGTCAGCAGCCTGTCCGCCCTCTCCTCCCTGGTCTCGATCTCCGGGTTGGTGTCGTCCAGAGGATCGAGCAGCGAGTTGATCGTCCGCCTGACCCAGGGGGCCAGAGCCTCCCCGTTCGCCTCGGCCTGCCAGCGCGCCAGTTCTCCAGGGGTGAGGGAGACCTTCACCTGTTCGGTGCGGAGGTCTCTCACCCGTCGGCCTCGCTGCGGGAGAGGGCGGCTCGGAACCGCGAGACGTGTGGACGCAGAGTCTTCGACTGATTCCATGCAGCGTCAGCCAGTTCCTCGCCTGCCTCCCGCAGTTCCCGTAGCTGCTCGGCCTGGGCGCGATACGCAGCGGCGAGAGTCTGGATGTGGTCGCCGCCCTGGATCGACTTCCCGACCATGCTGCGTTCGAAGTACTCATCCGCGTATGCGAGAGCCTGCGAGATCTCGTCCCGGCGGAGCGCCTCTTCTGCTTCGCTCATTGCAGCGGATCGACCTCCCTCCTCAGCTTCTCCAGCTTCGCGTGCGTCTCCGAGTCCATCCAGGAGGGGGCGTCGGGGCAACGAACCCTCTCCTCCCAGGCGAGGATCTCGGCGGAGCGGGATTTCTTGTGACGGCCGCGCTTGGAGACGTCCTGCTGGTTCGTGCGCCTGCGGTTACCCATCGAAGAGATTCCCCTGGTTCGGGCTGATCCCGTGCTTGAGCCGATCGACGCACTCGGAGCAGGCGAGCCTGCCGGTCTCGGTGCGGAGCGTGACCTGGTTCGCCCCTCCCCCACTTCGGTCCCGGACGTAGCCGGTCACCTGGCGGTAGGCGTGCGAGTAGGTGGGGATGTTGTCCCGCTTGCAGAGATGGCAGATCACGTCTCCCTCGCCTGCCAGGCCTCCACCATCCTGCCCAGGGCCTCCTTGAGGCTCGTGATCCAGGGACTCTCCGACTCCCCGTACTCGGCGATCGTGTCCGAGATCGCAGCCTGAACTGCGACGAACTGGTCCTGGGAGAGGGTGAGGCGGATTGCGTCAGGCACCCTTTTTCACCCCTAGCCTTGAGAGGTCAGTGGGTGTCAGCTTCGGCTGCTGCCGTGGAGGGGCGGCTTCGGCCTGTCGTTCCCAGACCCCTCGCGCCCAGGCGACCGTGCGCTTCGGATCAACGCCTTCCCCGTCGTAGAGCCTCCCCTCCCTCCCCATCTCATAAGCACTCGGGTAGAGAGTCACGCACCAGCGCTGATAGCGATCGGCATCGAAGTCCCCGGGGACATTCGGGTTCGTGTCGTCCTCCTCGGGCGTAGACTCGGAGTCAGGAGCAGAGGAACCCAACCCCTCACTCCTCCCCGGGCCGACCGCCGCAGGTTCCGGCCCGACCTCGGCCTCCTTCTCCTCGACCTC